AAAAGATTAATTGGTGCTGGGGCTGGGGTTGTCTGTAATACTGATTCAGTACAAGCATTTGGAGTTGATAATGCATTTAGTAGTAATATAGCTTTATATCAGCTTGACGGAAATGCAAATGACACTACAACAAACTATGATGGAACTGCGACAGACGTAACCTATTCTACTGGACAATTTGGACAAGCTGCGGTGTTTAATGGGAGTAGTAGTAGAATAATAGTTGAAGATTCTACCGCTAATGCTTTTGGGTTTGCCAACTATACAGGAACAGCAAGTGCTTGGGTCAATATCGATAGTTTTTCTTCTGAAAACCCTATACTTTCAAAAAGAGATACTGGTCAACCAGGCAATAGGCAGTGGATGTTACTTGTTGATACGTCAAAAAACATAAATTTTTTCATTTATAATACTGATGCTAATCAGCAAACAGTTACATCAAGTACAGTTCTTAATGCAAACCAATGGTATCATATTGCAGTTACATTGACAACTTCAGATGTTAAAATCTATATAAATGGTGTTGAGGATACAACTGCAAGTTCTACTTATTCTACAATTCAAAATGATGGAGCTGATTTACAAATCGGCAGAAGGGGAACAAACACAGGCCACAATTATTTCGATGGCAAAATAGACCAAGTAAGAATCTTTAACAGAGAAATCACACCTGAAGAAGTTAGCACCTTATACAATGAAACAGACGCATCCAATATAAACCCATTAAGTGATGGGTCAGGAGTAGCTTTATATACTTTGGATTATGATGCAAGTGATGCTGGTGGACTGTACGATGGCACACCTACTGACGTTGAGTTCGGAGTAGGCGGTCAAATAAACTATGGTGCAAGGTTTAATGGGAGTAGTAGTGGGATTACAGTAAATAGTTTTGCATCTTTAAGCCAATTAGGTTTGTCTATGTGGGTTAATATAGCTGATGTTACATCAAACTACTGTTTAGCCGCAAGATACGGAACTAACAGGGAGTTTTCAATTTATAATTATCAAGCATCAAATGGCTTTATAGCAGCTTTATATTATAATGGAAATAATAGTAATTCAGTCATAATTACTGCTGGAGATTATCTAACAAATAACACTTGGCATCATATTGCATTCACAGCTAATGGTTCTACCGCACCAAAACTATATATTGATGGCGTAGAAAGAGGAACTGCGCAATATTCTGATGCAACAAGATGCGCTTATTATACTTCAACAGAGCCTTTAGAAATAGGAAAAGGTGTAAGTAGATTTTTAAATGGCGATATAGACCAAGTAAGAATATTCAATAAAGCGTTATCTTCTGATGAAGTATCTACTCTTTACGCAGAAACCGCTTGTGTATATGATTGTACTACTGATACAGTAGATTACCCTACAACCAATGTAGCTTATTACAAATTGGACAATTCAGCAGAGGATGAAACAGGAAGCTATGATGGAACAGAAACAAATATAGAATATAGATTTGGAAGGTTTGGTCAAGCTGCGGTGTTTAATGGGATTAGTAGTAAGATAACCACAAGCTATACAACAAACGATTCTGCTTTTACAATTTCAGGATGGATAAAGCATACAAGCACTACTTTTGTAGGAAAATACCATTATTTAGCAGGAAAAGGGTATTACTCCAATTCGTCAAGTAATAATTATTGGCAACTTGTAAATTATTCAAGTGAATTTCCTGAATTTAGAATAAGAAACGGAGGAGCAAGTGTTGCCGCTATTTCAGGTGTTGCTATGAATTTAAACCAATGGCATCATTTAGTTGGGACAGTTGATTCCAGTGGTAATATGAAAATATATTTAGATGGAGTGCTTACAGGTTCTGCTACAGGTGCACCTTCAAGAACTATGACACAAGGTATAAATTATGGTGTTTATTTAGATGGTACAACTTATTTTCACGATGGTCAAATTGACCAAATAAGATACTATTCAACCGCATTAGATAGCGACCAAGTTAGCCAACTTTACAATGAAAAACCTTGCGCAGATACATCTAACTTTAAGACTGTGTTGTATGAGGGGACAGGTTCAACCCAATATATTTCTAATGTAGGAATGGATTTGGAAACTGATGGTGGATTGGTTTGGGTGAAGAAAAGAGATGGGGTACACGACCACAAGTTAGCAGATAGTGTAAGGGGTGCTACTAAAATAATAGAATCAAGTACCGCTGATGCTGAAATTACTGCAACAGGAAGTATTAATGCTTTTAATGCAAATGGATTTGAAGTAGGTTCTGACAGTTCAGTTAATGGTAACGGTAATGATTTTGTAGCTTGGGTATGGAAAGGCGGAGGCGATGCGGTTTCTAATACAAATGGCGATATAACAAGTCAAGTTAGTGCCAATACAGATGCTGGGTTTAGTATTGTTAAGTATAGCGGAAATACAGGAGCAAACCAAACAGTAGGACACGGTCTATCTTCTACACCTGAAATGGTAATAGTTAAAAGATTAACAGATTCAGGGTATAGTTGGTGCGTTCAGCATACGGGGTTAACTTCTATGGGGTATAATATATATCTTGATGATACTCTTGGAGAATTATTAAGAAATAGAATTACCGCTTGGAACTCCACAACATTTACAGTAGAACAAATACACGAAACAAATAACACGGGTGAAGACTACATCGCCTACTGCTTCCATTCAGTAAGCGGATATAGTAAGATAGGGAGTTATACAGGAGCAGGGTCTGGCACAAGAGTGTACACTACTTCTGACGGTACATCTACGGGAACAGGAGGTTTTAAACCTTCTTGGATTATGTTAAAAAATGCATCCGTAGGTGGAACTAATTATGATTGGTATATATATGATGTTAGAAGGAATGATAATGATGGCGATGATAATATAGAAAGCTATTTACGGGCCAATTTGAGTAGTGCTGAAGTAACATCTAATACAGGTTCTAATGGGATTGTGATGGAAGATGATGGGTTTACGTTGGATATAGCTGCAACTTCTATAAATGGAACAGGAAATACATTTATCTATATGGCATTTAAATAAAAATAAGAAATGTTATATTTTCAAAAATAGAGTAAAATGAAAATAAGATGGAAGATTTGAGGATATTTGGAAGAGTAGATTGAATATATAAAATAATATGCAATATATTAAAATGATAATTTAAATAAATTAAAAATGAATTTAATAAGAAAAATTAGTATCGGTAAAGACTATAAAACAGATGCAATGCATTATGCTATTGGGCAAGAAGTTTTTGGGGGCCATACAATTTCAGAAATAATTGAAGAAGAGGAAGGGTATAGAATTTATATAACCAAAGGTGATGAAAAATTACCATGGAAACATTTTAATAAAAACATGGCTATTAGCGTAGAATTTAATTTAGAATATTAATGCAGCATACCCATTGTTATATTGTACAACCTATCAATGGTAGATACAATAATAAAAAAAATATTGAAGGCAATCAACTTATATTAAATACATCAATAGAAGATCATAAGTTTGTAAATAGGAATGGATTAGTGCTTGCCCTTCCTATTGTTAATGAAAATGAATATCTTCAGATTGGAGACGAAGTTATAGTTCATCATAATGTATTTAGAAGATATTATGATATGAAGGGGAACGAAAAAAATAGTAGAAGTTATTTTCAAGAAGATAAATATTTTTGCTATTATGACCAAATATTTCTTTATAAGCGAAATAATAAATGGTACACTCCACCAGGATTTTGTTTTGTAAAACCAATACATAATTTAAATAGTCTTACAATAGACAAAGAAGAGCCACTCACAGGCGTTTTAAAGCACTTAGGAAGCGATTTAAAGAGCTTTGGATTACAAGACAATGATTTAATAGGTTTCACCCCAAATAGTGAATATGAGTTTGTTATAGGAGGCGAAAGATTATATAGAATACCAATTAATTCAATTTCAATTAAATATGGACGCAAAGGAACTGAAGTCGAATATAGTACAAGCTGGGTATAAAGCGGTACACGAACTTATAAGGGTAGCTGAAGAAGAAATAATTGTTGACGGCGGCGAAGATGAGCTTGCTGCTGATAGACTAAAAAACGCTGCAGCTACTAAAAAATTAGCTATTTTTGATGCTTTTGAAATTTTAAGTAGAATTGAAGCCGAAAAAAATCTAATGGAAAATAAACCTATTGAAAAAAAGGAAAGTTTTAGTGGGTTCGCAGAAAGAAGATCTAAATAATGTACGAGCAGACTTTAGTAAAAACTATAACACCCATAAAACCTAATGTTATTAAAAGAACAAATAGGTATAAAAAATGGGAGTATGGTTATAATAAAGAATACGATATTGTAATTATTAGTAAAGACGGCACAATTGGCGAAATAATTGAAATAAATAATTTGTGTATAGCATTGCCGTCCACACCAAAAAAAGTACATAATACTGATAATAGGTGGGTACCATCTGAATACCCTAAAGAACTTAAAGGTATAAAAAGTATATTTGATTGGGAAAGCTATCCGGAAGAATTTAAATCCACTTGGTATGATTACATTGATGAAGAATTTAATAGAAGAGAAAACGGTTATTGGTTCATTAATAAGGACCAACCTACTTATATTACTGGGTCTCATTACATGTACTTGCAGTGGAGTAAGATTGACGTTGGGAAACCAGATTATAGGGAAGCAAACAGATTATTCTATATATTCTGGGAGGCTTGTAAGGCCGATAAAAGATGTTACGGTATATGCTACCTCAAGAATAGACGGTCTGGATTTAGCTTTATGGCTTCGGGAGAGACAATTAACCAAGCAACGATTACTTCTGATGCAAGATTTGGGATATTATCAAAAACAGGAAGTGATGCTAAAAAAATGTTCACCGATAAAGTTGTACCCATATCGGTCAACTACCCGTTTTTTTTCAAACCAATACAGGATGGAATGGATCGGCCAAAATCGGAATTGGCATACAGGGTACCAGCATCCAAACTCACTAAGAAATCAATTACAGAAAAAAGCGAAAAGCAGATACTCGAGGGGCTCGACACAACGATAGACTGGAAAAATACTGGTGATAACAGTTATGATGGTGAAAAGCTTAGGTTATTAGTGCATGATGAATCAGGCAAATGGGAAAGACCTGACAATATATTAAATAACTGGAGGGTTACTAAAACCACTTTAAGGCTTGGTAGCCGAATTATTGGTAAGTGCATGATGGGTTCAACATCAAACGCATTAGACAAAGGAGGGGATAATTTTAAAAAAATCTATTATGACTCAGATGTTACAAGGCGTAACCGTAACGGACAAACTAGCTCGGGATTATATAGTTTGTTCATACCTATGGAGTGGAACTACGAGGGATACATTGATTCTTTTGGATACCCTGTATTCAATACTCCGGAAGAACCCGTCTTTGGAGTCGATGAACAAATTATCGATACAGGCGTTATAGATTTTTGGGAAAACGAAGTAGACGGTTTAAAGCATGATAGTGATGCTTTAAATGAATATTATAGACAATTTCCTCGTACTGAGGAACATGCATTCAGAGACGAAGCTAAAAATAGTATATTTAATTTAAGTAAAATATACGAACAAATAGATTATAA